AGACATTCAAGGCCAAAGGATCCCGGTACTACGTCTTCTGCGACAAAGGCGTCCTGAAGCTGATATCGCGGGCCGACAACGTGGTAAAGCTCGTTGTGGAAGAGGGCGCAAATACCATTGACTTCACCCGTGAGAGAAGCATTGAGAACGTATATACCCGCGTCAAGCTGTACTCGGATGAAAACAAGGTGCTCGCAAGCGCCCAGGACACCAAGATCGAAGCCAAGATCGGCATCATGCAATACACCGAGCAGGGCGACAGCGAGAAATCGAAAGCCGCCATGCAAAGCAAAGCACAGAACCTGCTTGCCATCAAGAAGAAATCCGAGGAGACGCTGGAAGTTGAACTGATCGGCGATGCCACCGTACACAGTGGCATCGCCGTTTACGTCAACCTGCCATACCTCGGCATCAAACAGACCTATTTCGTAGACGAGGACGAACATGTTTTTGAAAAATCCTCGCACACCATGAATCTCAAGCTGAACGCTGTCAATGAACCCTACGACAGCGGAAGCGATGACGACGAATAAGGAGGTAGATCATATGCCGAAGGAAACAAGCCTACGGGAGCTGATGCGGGCAGCGGTTGGCATATGCACGTCAGGCGTGATCGTTGGCAAGGTCTCAAAGGCAGAACCAATTGAAATACTCGTGGAGAACGATGCGAAGCTGATCCTTTCCGGCGACAACCTGTATGTGCCGAAGCATCTGACCGATTATACCGTGACCGTTACTCTGCCGGTGCTCGGCACGGTCAGCTGCCGGGTACACAACGCCCTCAAGACGGGCGAGCAGGTATACCTGCTTTCTTACGAAGAAGGGTCACAGTATTTCGTGCTGGACAAAGTGGGGTGAGCGTATGGCGGTAGTACCTGAGTTCCCGATTGTCGCGATCATGGAGGAAACGCAGATTCCGAATCGCACCTACAAGCTCGACATCGACAAGGGAAGAATCATCGGCTTCGTCGATAACGAGGACGCAATCAATCAGGCGGCGTTCAAAGCGCTGTTCACACCGAGATTCGACTGCTACGCCTATGATGACCAGTATGGCAGCGAGCTTGCGGCGCTGCTGAGAAATCCCTACGCGACAAGCGAATACGTCGAAGCGGAGTCGGAGTTTATGCTGGATGACGCGCTATGTGCTGACGGACGCTTTATCGGGATAAACGGTCTCGCAATGGAGATCAATGGCGATGAAGCTCATTTTAGCTTCAATGTCGATACCATCCTTGGAACCATGCAGATAGAGGGGGCGATGGACCGTGTTTGAAAACAAGACCTACGAAGCCCTGCTTGCCGAAGCGCTTGCAAGTGCACCGGCCAACGTGGACACCCGGCAGGGAAGCATCTATCGCGACGCATTGACAGGTCCACTTCTCGCGCTTGCACAGTTCTACGTCGATCTCGACCATGTCATATCGCTCACGCGCGTTGACAGTGCGCCGGACGAATACCTCGATGACCGTGGTGAGGAGTTCGCCGTCATTCGCCAGGCTGCCACATGCGCCAGGTATGAGGCGATCCTGGTCGGCACGCCACCGGCGGAAGGGGTAACATTCATCATCGAAGATCAGCTCTTCGATATCTACTATGACGAAGAAACGGGTGCCCCCTACTTCGAGGCTGTCGAACCCGGCGTCGGAGGCAACACCATACAGATCGGTGCGCAGGCGGCCCCGGTATCCATCGTCGAAGGCCTGGTTTCAGCCACTGTCGGCAATCAGATTGAACCGGGAACCGATAAGCAGAGCGACGCAGATTACCGGCAACGCATACAGGAGCGTATTTCCGGGCCTGCCGAGAATGGCAACAAGCAACACTACAAAACATGGTGCGAGAGCGTCTCCGGCGTGGGCCATGCGAAGATCGTGCCGCTTTGGAACGGCCCGAACACTGTTAAAGGCATCATATACGGCGACGACGGATTGCCCGCAAGCGACGCCGTTGTAGAGCGCGTGCAGAACTACGTCGACCCGGACGAGGACGGCGACGGCATGGGAGACGGCCTTGGCGAGGGCGTCGCGGAAATCGGCGCACACTTCACCGCTGTCAAACCCGGCACGGTACCGATCACCGTATCCGTATCGGTACAGCTCGCCAATGGCTACACCCTCAATGATGCAAGGGAAGAGCTGCATGCCCTGATCACGCAGTACCTGAAGGACGTCGTAGCCGAGAACAAAGACAATATGGAAAGGCCGATCATCCGATACAATGCCATCGGCTCCATAGTGATCGAATCGGACGCCGTGCTGGATTACTCCGATCTGCTGCTCAACGGCGCGACGGCGAACATTCAGCATGAGGCGGACGAGGTGGCAATTCTGGAGGACCTGAACATTGCGATTTTGGATTAAGGTGGTGTCGGCATGAGGATATATGACAACGCGCCGGACAGCTACCATGACGAGCTTGCAAGCTGGTTTCCAACCTGGTATCGCAATGTGCTGGAGATGGACGCCCTATGGAATACCTGGGGAAAGCTGCTCGACAACCTGCAATCGGACATCGTCAGGGCGCTCAACAATTACTTTCTCGTAAGCTGCGACCAGGAAACCATCGAATTCTGGGAGCGCTTCATCGATTCCGACATGCGTATACTGCACTCCCTTGAGTTCCGAAGGCGCTACATTATGACGCACTTTTCCGGCTTTGGGAAATGCAGCGCGACCATGATCAAAGGCATCATCAGGCAGTTTACCGGGCTTGGCTCAACTGTCAGGTTCGTGAAATGCGACGACGTGGGCAATCACCAGCTGATTGTGGTCATGGAAAACGGCGATGTCGAGGAAATTTACCTTCACGATATGCAGATGATTATCGAGAAGGTGGTTCCCGCCCATATACCGCTGACTGTCAGAGGCGCTAAGCAGGACGGTACGTCCGCTGTATACGCAACGGCAGCTGTCATCTACTTCAGCGGCAGAATGAACGTCACCGCCAAAGCACCGGCGCACAGGGATGTCGAAACCACTTTGTATGCGATGGCGGCAATCACCAATATGTCTGGCAGAATGAGCGTCAAAGCCATAGACACAACGCATATAGAGGCCAGAGCCTTCATCTGTCCTGTGTCCGCTGTCACCAACATGTCCGGCAACATCAACATCTCAACCAGAAACAACAGTTAGGAGGATTCATATGTGGAATGGAGTTGTCACCAATGCTGGAATCGCGCTGCTCGCTCAGTGGGCGAAAAGCGGAACGCTGACCATTGAAGGTGCCTGCGCCGGGACAGGCACCGTACCTGAGGACGAGCTCGCAAACGCCACTGACGTCGCAGGCGATAGCCATCAGCTGACAATCGCCGAGTACGAGGCGATGGACGAAGGCGTCAAGTATACGGTTGAGCTTCACGCTGCGCCTTCGGGCTATCTGGCCATGCAGATCGGCATATACGCGAATCTGGACGGCGGCGAGACGACGCTGGTTTCCATATTCCAGGCCGGAAGCAATAGCGAGGGCATCGCCGTCCCCTCTTCGAGAGAGCTTCCGGATTTTGCCTTTACCTTCGGCGCGCTGGTTGAGATGGCAAACAAGGCCACTCTGAACGTCAACATCGACCCCAGCGCTTTGGTTTCCCGCGATCAGATGAACCGCGCCATCGACAGAGTCGACGTCGGCTTCTTCGTTGACGAGAGCGGTTATCTGTGCCAGCGGATTACCGATGACGAAGAATAAGCCGCACAAAGGCGAATGAAGGGGGTGATGTTTTGCTATATGTTGAGAACGATGTTGTCCATCTGACCAGGGGTGACGACGCCGAGTTGAAGGTGCCGCTGGAAACCTACGAAGGCGAGCCTTATGTGCTGGGGGATAACGAGTACCTGATCTTCGGTGTTCGGGAATGCCCGACGGCAGATTCCGAACTCCTTTTGGAGATTGAAACCAGCCCTGGCTCATGCTACATCCCGTTCACCCATGAGGACACCGTCAATCTCGAAACAGGCTTCTATAGCGCGGAAATCCAGCTCATGACGTCTGACGGCCAGCGTGTGACGATTTGGCCGCTGCTGAAAGGAAGCAAACGCACGAGCACGGATAATAGACGCAATTTTTGCCTGATGACGGAGGTGATTAGAGCATGAGCGATAGCAGGCGAGCAACAAATGTACTCGGCACTGTTCGAGTCGGCGGTGTGCGCGTCGTTGTCAATGATAACTACGAAGCCCTGAAAAACAAGCCGAAGATCAATGGCGTCGAGCTGGACGGCAACAAGACGGCGGCAGACCTGGGTCTTGGTGACGCCACCGATTACGAGGCCTTGGAAAACAAGCCGAAGATCAACGGCGTGCCCCTTGAGGGCGACCTTTCCTCCGATGACCTGCACATCGAAGGCGGCACTGACCTCGAATTCGAGGAAGGCGATGTTGACGGCGCGTTCAGCGTTGTGAAGGAGGGCGGCGAGCCCCAGAGCGTGAAGGTTCACGGTTTGCAGGAGCACAGCCTTACAGACGCGCTGACCTATGACGAGGTTCTGGCGATCCTCGACCACGACGATGATGATGTTGAGGCTGAGGACGATGCAGAATAATTCTTGAGGAAAGGAGGAGAAACACATTGGCAAAGTTATACGAAATCCTGCTCAACAAGGCCCTGACCGGCAAGGGCGTGGCGGCGATCCGCTACTGGATCAACAACCGCTTCGTGCGGAAGATTCCCGGCAGGGGCCTGAGCGAGCAGAACTACACCGCCAAGGACAAGGAACGCGTGGAGACGGCCATCACCAAGGCAGACCTTGACGAAGCGATCTTCGAGAATGACGAGTATATCCTGTCCCCGGACGAGATCAACGTCATCCTCGGCGAAGTCGAGAGCACCGAGGACTTCCTGGCCGCCCTGGAGGACTGCGAAGCGGTGACGCTGGGCGCGGACATCACGCTGGACACGCCGGTTACGTTCGACAAGGACATGACCATTGAGCTGGACGGCTACACCCTGACCGGCACGGCCGCCGCCAAGAACGCGAACCTGTTCACTGTGGACGGCGCCAAGCTGACGCTGATCGGCCCCGGCACTCTGAATGTCAACGGCAGGATTGCCCAGGCGGTCAACGGCGGCGAGATCGTCATCGAAGGCGGCGACTACATCAGCAACGACGTAAGCTTCACCGCCGGAATCGACGGCAAGGTGACGCTGAACGGCGGCGCCATCCAGGCGGTTGAGGGTGGCATTATCGCTCCCTCCGGCAACGGCGTGATCGAAGTGAACGACGGCAGCATCGACGTCAGTGATAATTTCGCGCTGGGCACCAACGGCAGCGCCGGACGCGGCGGTAACACCATCACCATCAACGGCGGCGAGCTGACCGGCAACATCACCAGCGCAGGCTATGAGGCCATCGCCATCTATATCGCCAACAGCGATAAGCTGGTGATGAACGATGGCATCGTGCGCGCCAACGGCGGCGCGGGTCTGTGTATGCGCGGCGGCGAAGTCACCATCAACGGCGGCGAGATCATTGCCACCACCGGTCCCAACGTCCCCGGCTACATCGGGGACAAGAAGACACAGATGAACGCCAGCGCGATCATCTACGACTTCAACTCCAACTATCCCGGCAGGGATGGCATGAGCCTGACCGTGAACGACGGCACCTTCACCGGCGCGGACCACGCGCTCGAGGTTTTGTCCGACGAGGAAACGCCCAACGTGACTGTCAACGGCGGGACTTTCAGCCCTGCCTACCCCGAGAACTAAGACGGCACGAGGGAGTGATCGAATGGGCAAGACGGGTAGGTTATTCGACAAATCCGGCCTGAAATCACTCCGTAGCTGGACACAAAAGCGCATCGGCCGGAAGCTGGACAGCGTTGCCGGCCAGGACGCGACAGTGGAAGTGACGGACGGACGGAAGATCAGAGCCCGGATATCCGAGGAATCGGACAATCTTCTGCGGAAGAAAACGGGCCTGAACAGAGGCTTGTATGTGCCCGGAAGCGCGGCGGCAAAAGCCATTGAAGCGGAAGTCGCAAAGCACGACGACGAAGTGGACGCCATGCTTGACGACGTATTCGGGCCATTAGAGCAATCGACCAACTGATAATAAGAAAGGCGGTATTACATCATGGCGTACACTTACAACAATCAGAATCTGACCAACCTGGGCCAGTTGAAGAAGCTGGCGCAGCGCACCAAGACCGAGATCGACGCTCTGAAAACTGGCCTTGCCGGTGCCCTGAAGAGCGCGACCTATGACAACAACACCCTGTCCCTGTTCACCACCGCCGATCACAGCGGCGCCGCGGCATTCTCCTTCAATCTGCCGGAGGAAATGTTCCTCGATCAGGCGCACACCGAGTTCGTCGGTGACTTCGAATGGAGCTCCACCGACTATCCGGGTTCCACCGACCCCAACCTGGACGGCAAGCCCGTCATGGTGCTGGCCGTGAAGGGCGACGCCGCCAACCCGACCTACAGCTTCATCGACATGGAGGCGCTGGTCGATACCTACACCGCCAATGACGATTCCGTTACCGTCGGCAGCTACAAGATCGCTGTCAAGATCGACGATACCGCCGGCAATGCTCTGACCCTGGTGGCCGGCAAGGGTCTGCGCGTGGACATCAGCGGCAAGGCCGACAAGGTGGTGGATGCCGTCAGCGGTAACTTCGCCGGCCTGGACGCCAATGGCAACCTCACCGACAGCGGCAAGAAGGCCGCCGACTTCGCGGCCGCCGACCACACCCACACCGACAAGGCCGATAAGGTCACCAACGCGACCGCGGGCGACCTGGCTACTCTGGATGCCAACGGCAACCTGACCGATTCCGGCGTCCAGGCCGCGGATGTGCTGGTGAAGCCCACCACTGCCACCACCGACAACCTGGCCGCGTTCGACGCCAACAAGCAGCCCGTGGATTCCGGTATCGCCAAGGGCGATGTTGTCGTCAAGATCGCCACTCCCACCGCGAACAACCTGGTCAAGCAGGATGCGAACGGCAAGATCGCCGATGCGGGCGTCGCCGTCGCCGACGTGCAGCAGAAGCTGGCCACCTTCACCGCCGGAAACTTCCGCACCAGCGACGCCAACGGCTTTTCCCAGGACGCCGGCTACGCGCTGGCTTCCGACGCCAACGTGGACGACATGATCCACGACGTGTGGGGCGACCCGGAGGCCTAATCCCTCCTGACCATCGGCACTGACAAGGGGACTGTCCACAGGGCAGCCCCCTTTATTTCTGACAGAAAGGAGGGGCTGCTTTGGCTTATCAGTACACAGAGGCGAACGTCGTCAACCTGAAGCACATGAAAATGCTCGCGGAAAGGACGCAGGGCGAGATTGCGAACCTTGCCGGCCTCGTTGCCGGAGCCATCGAGGAATCCATGGCCTACAAAGCCGACGGCAATCTGCGCATCTTCTACAGCACCTGCACAACGGCAGCCTCGACGCAGACCAAAGCCGTGACCATCTCCGGCCTGTCGGACTTGCAGGACGGAGATATTTTCGGCGTGCTTATGACAAACGCGCAATCGTACAACGGCACACCGAAGCTGAAGATCAACGCGCTCGACGCCATCAACATCCGGCGCATTGACAGCAAGAACGCTGCCCGCTACGAATGGGCAGCCGGCCAGATGGTCATTTTCACCTACACCGGCAGCTACTTCGTGATCGCCGGCGGCGGCGTCGCCACCACCACCTACTACGGCAAGACCAAGCTGTCGAGCGCCATCAACAGCGACAGCGAGGCTATGGCGGCGACGCCGAAGGCCGTGAAACAGGTCTACGACGAATTGTCGCTCGGCCTCTACATCGACAGTGAGGGCTATCTCTGTCAGCGCATCAGCACCGACAGTTAAGAAGGAGATGAAATACTGAAATGAGTTCCGCAGACAAGAGAATCGCAACCGACGCGACGTTGCAGCTTCTGGTTGCAGCCATTCAGGCGCTGGAACCCGGCCTTGTCACCACGTCGCAGGCTGGCAAGCTTGCCCCTGACGCAGAAGCTATCGAGAATGGCTTCATCAAGCTGGCGACGAGCCTCAACAAGGGCCTGATGTCCAAGGCCTTCGCGGCGCTGCTGGAAGACCCTTCGAAGATCATCTACTACAACAACGCCGCCACCCGCAGCGCGGCATACCACAACTCCATGCCGCCTCGCGGCAAGAATCTCGGCTCCAGCATCACGTCCGCACAGCTCGCGGCCATCTCTGGCCGTACCTATGACGACCTGTGGCTGGGCGACTACTGGGTCATCAACGGCCACACCCACACCATCGTCAGCTTCGAGCCGTATTGGAACGTAGGCGACACCGCCATGCAGCGCGGCCACATCGGCGTCGTTTCCGACGGCGGCTGGTCGTCTGCCTGGTATTCCAGCAACGACACCAGCAAGGGCTATGTCAGCACCGAAGAGGGTACCATCAGGAAGTACATCAAGGACACCGTTCGTCCGGCCATCCGCACCGATTTCGGTACGAGCCATGTGCTTTCCTACCGCGCTCTGTACCCTTCCACCTATTCCAGTGGCGTGGCTACCGGCTGGGCGTTGGTCGATGCCGACGTCGAGCTGCTGTCCGAAGTGGAGGTCTACGGCTGCCGTGTCTGGGGCAACAGCGGTTACGAGGTCGGTCACAGTGCGAGGCAGCTTGACCTTTACCGCGTGAAGCCTGACGCCAAGTACATCAGCTCGCGCTGGTGGCTGCGTGACGTCTCCTCCGCGACCTGGGCGTGCCTTGTCAACGGGTACGGCGGCGCGGACGGCAGGAACGCCTCGTACGTCGTTGCCGTGCGCCCGCTTTCACTTATCGGATAATCTCCCCCATCTCCCGCCTCTGGCGGGTGAAAGGACGACAACAGTATGAGCAGAGTAAGTGTACCAGACAGAATCCCATCCAAAT